TGTAAATTCCCTGGCGGCGGGCGTTGCGAGCCGAGCCAGCGACGGCAAAGCCGGAGGGCCTGCCTGACCGAGGAGCGGGCAGAAGTGAGAACTGAGCAGCTGTGCGTTCGCGGCCGGCGTGGGGAGCGCCTGCCTGGGGTGGTGCGGGTGGGTCTAGGTGGTGAGGTTGTGGTCTCCTTTTTCAGCCGTGCGGGACGGGGCGTGTCGGATGTGAGTTACATCCTTGCATTGGTTATTCTGTCGTTGAGTAACTGGTCTCTTACGCTGCCAGTATCGGTTATAAGGTGGCAAGGCGTAAAAAGTCCTTGACAGATTATGAGTACATGACTACACTGAAGGAGTTTGATCCTTATACATTGGAGGGATTTTAGAATGGAAAGGAAACGAAAGGCACAAAGGATAGTGGGCATAGTACTCCTGGTCGTCCTGCTTGTACCCGTCATAGTACTAAGCATACCGCGGACCTACACGCAGCTTGTGTTCCACGAGGTCCCCATGGGGCCAGGACTCGGTAATATGATCGAATCAGAGTACGTCGAGGTCACGTACATACCGCTTATCAATGTCTTCCAGAACTCTCAGTTCGGTCCGATAGATATAGCGTTCATGGTAGGGTATATAACCCTTTTCGGACTGGCTATCTGGTTGATAGTGCACAGCAGAAGATACAGAGGGACGCAGTAGACGAAACAACAGTCATTGAACAAAACCACTAGTCTTGAATTATGAACATAAAGTGCAGTAGGATGTTACTATGACCGAGTATTATCATACGAAGCTAGACGGGCTGAAACGAAGGAGGTATGGAAATGGCAAAGGCATGTTTGCGTTGTGGTACCGTGAACGCTAGCAATGCTAAATTCTGTAGTGGATGCGGCAACGCATTATCACGAACACAGGCGGGACGTGGAACTGCGACCAGATTCTGCAAGAAGTGCCGCAAGCAGGTGCGTGTGAGAGGAAAGACTACTGGCTACCCTGTGGAGCCTGGCCCAACAGAGCTATACTGGAAAGAATATGAATACTACGACCTTGCGTGCGGCCACATAGAACTTATAGGGGAGACAGGAAAAACTAAGATTGACGATAGCCTTAGGTTGTGAATGCACAAGAGCGACTGAGATACTATAAAAACAATATTAGGCGGACGGCAAAGCCCGGCGGGTCGCGTTTTCCTGCGTGCGCCCGACGCGCGATGGCGGGCGCCAATGCGACCATGACGGCGATGAATAATACGGGAAGAGGAAGCGGTGGCAAAGATATACCTACGAGGGCGGGCAATCCTATTGCGAGGCGACGGGCGTGACGAGCGGGCAACAGCACGGGCTTACCCATGATAGCGAGCCGCCCGACGCCGTAGCCCGCCCGAGCCGCCGGCGGCGCAGCCGACGGCACCGAGAAAGTAACCTGCCTGACGGGAAATGTGGCACGACGATGCTGTACCTGGGAAGCGGGTGGGGATTCTTCGGGGTGGGGTGGCTGGGGGAGGTTGTGAGGTTGTTGCTTTCGTTTTCAGCCATGCAGGACCGAGCGTCTGGGCGTGTCGGATGTGAACGGCAATCTTCTTTAGGGAGCGGTGGTTGTGTGGTGTGATTTCTTTCCCATTTGAGTCCGGATGGTAGTGGATCTAAGAATGGCTCACCGGCTAACAGGGAGGACGAGCCAATAGGAACCGTCACCCTAGAACCTAGCCAACAAACCTACGTATTTCTTCAAGACACGGATGTCATTGTTGAGCGACATACAATCCTGTTCTAGATTTGAGATCAGGGAGTCTACATCACTACACAGCGATTGTAGCGAATCTGCCGTGTGTCTGGTGTAATGAAAGGCGGTACACTTTGGCCAACCCATAGGAAGCCTATCATAGATTTGTTTTCGTTTCACGTCGTTGCACGTTATGACGTCCGTGAATCTGTCAGCATAGCCAGGTTGGTGAAAAGCAACTAATTTCGCGGCGTCCTCCTCTGCCACTCGTGTGACTCGTTTCTTGTCAATATCGCCAATGAGCCTATTGAACCTTAATAACTGTTTTTTGTACATGAGGATTTTCTTATCGTAGTTGGACAGTCTTCTGATGAGTTCCTGCTTTGGCTCACGACATGAAGTCTGGTAGTACTTGATAATCTTCTCGATCTTGTTGAACGCTAGCTCAAACTGGCTGTCCGATAGGTAACCGTAGGTTGTGGTGGTTGTCTGCGTCACGGTACGTGAGTACACTATGAGATTCAATTGATCCAAAGTCTGGGTTTCCCTAACCTTGCGCCCATCTTTCATGACATGCGAAAACCCTAGGATCATCGCTGTAAGATCCGCATAGAACTCATTGTCCCTTTCTCTGTGCTGTAACGAATGCAGAACAATGTGGGAGAGTTCGTGTGCCATAATAGATGCGAATGTTAAAGGATATTTCAGGCAGCTACCGCTAACTCTTACAGATATGGGGAACTTCTTCATGCCTGGTGTACCATAGCTGGGGAGATAACTTGGGATAGACACTTGTGCGGTAATGCCTGCTACTCCTCGGTCATCGTAGTCCGTCCTTGTCAGGTCTGTGCTCACAAACGGTGCATCGGAGAGATTGACTTCGACCGGCAACCCCAAGTATTGTGCGATGCCTTCCGTGCATGCTTTTATGTTGCCGCCGCGGAGAGACTCAAGTATTGTACCCTTGGCAATAGGCTCTTTAACCCCCAAATGAGTCGCCAATTCATCGATTGCACGATTGATATACTCATTACTTATCCCTTCCACAGACTTCTCCTAGAGTGACTCTTTCTAACTGTCTCTATTGTTTTCTCCGTTCAGGTTCACTTTAGCATCGATAATCCTTCTTAATACCGCTTTTGCTCTATCCATATTGCTCACTGTCCGGCTGATATAGAAAACAGCATGACAGGAACCTAGAACCTTATGCGTAAAGTGACCAATCTTATATTTCCGGGCAAAGTCAGGCCGGGCGGCTAGTGAGGCTATCACGAAAACGCCTGGATATTGGTTAATATACTCGTCCTCATTGATCCTCATACCTTTACCCTGCATTCCAGCAAGCATTTGGCGATTCAATTCATTGAATTTGTCCATCTCATCGGGAGATAAAACAAAAATGTAATCTTCCGGTCTCTGTTCCACTTTCTTGTCGAAATTCTTCCAGTCAATTGCCATCACGGTTTGGAAATCCTCTTCTATATTGTCTGCATAAACTAGTATTTGCATAATCGGTATCCTAGTGATAGTGGATACTACTCTTCTTATACAGATTACCCTTGTGAAGTCTATGATACCATAGAATTGGCGGAGGATCGATTGTAATAAGCTGGGACATAAAGCTTAGGCCCCTGCGATAGTTGGGATAGATTGTTGTGTGTTGTGGGTTTTGTGTTGTGAGATATCGTAGGTGTTAGATGTTTGACTCCCCTTGTTTCCCTTTAACGTCTCTAGTTTGTTTGCGCTATCTTTCTTTTTAGGGCTGTGTCACAATTCTGGGATGAATTGGCAAAGGTCGGGGCGATTGGAAAAGAAATCATGGCGCACCTAAAGTTAAACGCTGCTCATACCTGCCATGACGGCGGTCATAATCGGTACGAATAGCCTGAACACGATAATTCTCCTGGCTTATACCACAACGCTCGTCGGTAACCTCGACGACATCAAGGAGCTCCTGGCCGACGTTGGTGGGGATAACGAGATTGCCGCGCTCCGCTCGCAATGACGCTTCCCTTAAGAGAGCGTCGGCCCTCTCCTGAGCCCTGGCGGCGGTCTGGAGGTTGGGATCATATTGCTGGTGGAGCTCGTCGAGGGCCAGGGAAAGGAGATCCCAGTCGAATGACTCACGGAGGATAGGGTTTCCGTCAGTGTCTCTTCCCACGGCACGGGAACGGGACAGGGTTACCGCCTGGTGAAGGCTTCCTGGCCACGGAAGACGAGCTGGTCGGGAACGAACGATAGCAGCTTACGTATTGCGGTGTCGCCGGGCATGCCCGGGTCGAGGGCGAAGTCAGGGTAAAAGTTGTTGATGGCGGAGGACTGGGGCTTGGCGGGGGTGTTGGTGAGCTTGATACCGACACGGGCTAAGAGCTGGTAAAGAATCTGCCAGACGTTCTTAGGATTGACGGCGTCCTTGTTCCATCTCATCTGGTAGCGGGCGGTCCAGCGGTCCATGAGGCCTAAACCGTCCAGACAGGTGAGGATGAAGCGGGACATATTGGGTTTCGAAGAATACTCCCAGGAATCAATCCAGTAAGTGCCGGCCTCGGAAGTTTCATTGCCTGCCGTCGTCTTGTAGCCGAGCTTGAGGACGATTTCGCTGCGCTTGTTAATGAGGGAGGGTACAAGACCCTCCCCTACGTTATATTGGCCCCTGGAGTTGTCGAGTTCAATCCTGAGAGAATGGGCGGGTACAAGACCCGCCCCTACAGACTGGATGAGAGTGATGATGTCTTTGGTCAAATCGAGGGGCGAAGCGGCGGGGCGGACTGGATGAGAGTGATGATGTCTTTGGTCAAATCGAGGGGCGAAGCGGCGGGGCGGGGTGCTCTCCAGACTCCGTCGGGCCTTTCCAGCCACCAATAGCCACTTGTGCTCTGGAGCCTGAAGCCGTATTGAGATTGCCACGCTCCGCTCGCAATGACAGGGTGGGGTTTGGGCTCGGTGAATGTGGTATCGGACCAGTATGTGCCCTTAATCATGTGGCAGGCAAGGGGGCGGGTGTAGGCGGTTGTTCCCACAAACTTCTCTACCGCCACGATACGATTGGTCTCGTAGGACTGGGCACCGGCCGGGAGATGGCAGTCGGGGTACTGGTAGGTGATATCCTCTCCATCCGGGGACATAAGGAAGCTCTCCAGGGCAAGGAAGTTATAGGTATCGGAGAACCAGGTGCGGAAGAGGTCATAGTGATTATAGGGAGAATCGGACTCCTTGCCGGCGAGGACTATCTCGCAGCACGGCCAGAAGGGGTTATAGGTAGCTCCGATGCCGTAAGTGTCCAGGAATATATGGGTGGCAGCGCCGTGAAACTCCTTGATATGCTGGCTGGTTGCCTGGTCGGAAGTGTCAAGGACAATACCATTCAGCTCGTTTGCTTTAAGGGCGAAGCTGACGACGACGTCACCGGTGGCCCACCAACAAGCGGCCAGGGAAAGGACATCGGCATAGGCGACGAGCTGGGCGTCATCCCAGGTGTCGCCATAGTCATGGGAGTAGTATTTCCAGAGGACGTTGCCGGTGGTCTTGTAGAAGATGTAAACCTTGGCGCCACAGGCGGCGATAGCACAGGGACCGGCGCAGTCGGCGGCGATGTTTATCCACTGGGAATAATCGCTGGCCTCGCCCGGATTGGTGATTTTCTGGCGGTAGAGCTTATTATCGGCTGCCGCCCTGATGCGGTGCATGCTCCCCTGGCCGTCGAAGGCGATGCCGTGATGGTTGTCGGGCTCAGAGCCTTCATAAAGCCTTGCCCAGGTGAGGCGCTTAATGCCTGCCTCGTAGTCGTAAACCTTAGCCTCGACATAAGGGAGGCGATCGGCCTTCTTCTGGGCGGCTATGAGAGTAGAACTGAGAGTTCTCATATTAAAAATTAAAAGTCAAAAGTCAAAATGACAAATTAAAATGTAAAATTTTTGATTTTTGCTCTGTATTTTTGCCCTTTGCATTTTGCATTTTTACTTTAGAAAAGAACCACCAAAGGATGCAGGTAGCAGCCAGGCCCAGGAACCACTGCGGGGCGTCGATTCTGTCGACGACGACCTGGGCGATGACGGCGGCGAAGATGATGGTGACGGCGGGCCTGGTGGCTCCCCGGAATATCTCCACGATCGGATTATTCATTTTAGTTACCTCACTGTGCTTATCTTCTTGATTGCTCCTTTTAACTTAGTCATGGGTTCCTCTTTATTAGAGAGTATTGGTCATGTCACCTTTCCTTTTGAAGTCCAGATGTCGCCATTTTGGTCGATAACCATACCACCGCCGTCAATCAGCCAGGGGCCAGGGAAGGCCCAGTTCATCGTGAAACGGCTATGCAGTGACAGCCTCGCCAGATATGTTAAACTCCCATATTTTTGGAAAATGACATTACCGTGGGTATATCCTGAGGAGTTATCAAGAAACTGCAAAAACCCAGCAAACGCCAGGTTATTAAACTCCACAGTTATAGACCTTAGCCACGATAGCCGTATATAGGCCATCTGGCGCATCTGAAACGGGTATGTGCCTGACGGACTTGAGTGCTGTATATCGATAACGCCGCCAGCTGTGGCCTGCGTCTGGAAAACAACATTGGCCAATCCCCCCACAAAGACCTTTGGGTACAGGTCCCCACTCAAAGTCCAGGTTTTTCCGTTGAGCTCAATACGCAGCGCTCCCCCCATCGAAACCTGTCCCTTGATCTCGACCAGCGAGGTTTCGGTCACATTGGCCATAAGTTTTAGCGTTATATCTGCCTCCAGCATGAGTGAGCGTAAAGCGGCAGCGGCAGCCGCGACGGTCTCATAATCCTGTCCGCTTCCGATGGTGTAGGTGACAGGGGCATTAACCACTACATATGCGCCCTCGACGGCACCGAACTCTAAGCTTGACTCGTCTGTTTTAACTTTAACTAGTTTACCAGCCTGGCCGGAGTAGCTTGACGGAGTATCGGATAAATCGAGAAAGGCACCTCCGCCGGGGCTACCCTGAGGCCAGGTGGCGATAACGCAGGCGTCCCTGGGGTTGCCCCCTGGGATGGCCAGGATAACGTAGTTGCCGATGACCAGGGCTAATGACGGGATGTTCTTGGCCACGCTGATGTCGTCGAAGTAGGTCGTGAGGGAGCCGGCGAGCTGGACGCCCGCCTTGTAGGTACCGCTGTCGAAGTTTTTGAGAATTCCGACTTCAATCATCAAACATCATCAATTTGCGTCAATGTGTGTCTAGTCTTCC